CACGGCATCCATCGTGCCGTCACCATATCGAGCTTCCAGCATGATGAAGCAGCATCCACCGCCTCCACCACCGCCGCCACCTCCACCGCCTCCAGATGAAGTGCCAGACATGCCAGCAGCGCCCATGGCAGCTGCACCGCCACCGCTGCCGCTTCCTGTCCCAACGCCGCCAGATGAACCGCCACCACCGCCACCACCAGCGCCATGAAGTCCAAGGCTGGCAGCTGTTGCGCCTGGCGCGATGGAAGATGTCACGCCTGATGCCGCCGCCTGTCCACCCATAGCTGAACTTACAGCATTGCCAGGTGTAGTTGATGCCATGCCTGGGCCGCTAATGCCAGACAGGCCAAGCAGGCCGCTGTTGCTGATCACGCCATAGCTTGGAGCTGTAATGCCATCGCCATCAGCCACAGCTTCGCCTTCTCCAACAGTGACAACACCTTGCTTGCCATCGCCAAGCAAACCATCACCCAAAGTGAATGGCAAAAACCCTGCATAACCCATCTTCTTGGCGGCAAGATCAGCCAACTGCAAAGGCATTGGCGTCAGTAACTTGTTGATGAAGTCAGCATTCTTCTTCTGAAATTCTGCCAATTCTGCTGGCGTCATGGCATCAAAGAATTGATCAATGCGCTGCTGTTCAGCTGCGCTTCTGCCGCCGCCACGTCCACCAGCAGCATTCAAGGCGTTCAGCTCATCAGTCATCTCTTCGACAGTGCGAGGAGCAAAGATGCCAGGCTTATAGCCGCCAGCACTTTGAGGAGCACCAGTCACATTGGCAGGCTCTGCCGCCATCTGTTGCATGATCTGTTGGTAGTAGTTGGTAGGCGTAGGCGCTTGACCCTGTCCAAGCAAACCAGTATTGAATTGCGCTGGTGGCAAATTACGCCATGCTTGACTTGCTAAATAATCTTCGTAAGCCATGATCAAAGTTCCTTGCTTAAGATGAACCACTTCGGCTCATATCCTTCATCTTTTAAGAATGTCTTGGACCAGCCTGGACGGCCAGCCAAAGATACTCGCGTGCAACCTATGCTCTTTCCCCAAGACTCGATCAAAGGTCGCATCATCTTGAGTTCATCTAGGTCGCCGCCAGCAAGGAAATAGTGCAAGTCCTTGATTTGCGGGTAGACAATGATCTCTGTCACCACCGCTGAATTCAAGCCAGGCCAGAATTGAAATCGGCCTTGTTGCAATCCTTCAGCAATATCCTCTATTTTGTGTGTTCCTCCAGAGTATTCTAAGGCGGCCAACACATGGTGGCGCAGTCTCTCAAAATCTCCATCCATCAACGCTTACCCGCCGCCACAGCTTCCAATCTCATGACGCCAACACGCCAATCGTCCAGCACATCGCCAGTCACAATCATCTTCACTTGACGGCCAGAGAATCTCGCATCAGTTGGCTGCGAGGCTGGATATGGGCCGTGTGTTGTCTCGGTTGACGTTGGATACAGTCGCGTCTTGAAGCTGATGGCAACCTCGCCCAGAGTCTGCTCATCAGGTATCACCTGACGCACAGCCATGATGTTGTCACCCTGACCAATCTCAAAGGGTCCAGACTCAGCATAGACTGTCCCGCCGTCATAGGCAAAGCCAACCTCATGCTCGTAGATGTAGCCGTCAGTTGACACCATCAGAGGATTCAAATAGACACCCCTGTCAGTGCCAGCGGTGCGAGCCATGGAGCCAATGTTCCAGTGGTTTTCGCGGTAGTTGAATGTGACGTAGGAATCAACCTCGTTGCTGGCGCTGGATGGGTAGAACCACCAGATCTCGCCATACTTGGAATTGTGGACCGCGTAGACCTTGGAGGCTTGGTTGTAGTTCAGATTCTGAAACACATAGTCAGACACATCGCAGGGCAAAGGCTTGACATATCCGTCAAATATCCAAAAGCCTGATGAAGACATCCACATGGCGGCAGTATCAATGGCGGCCACAGCCTGCGATGAAATCAAACCGCAACCAGAGCCAGCCTTCTCAAAGGCATAGACATAAGGCAGGCCGACATAGCTGGCGGTGTGCACGTCAACGTCAGTGAAGAGCAAATTGATGCCGCGCACCTTCTTGCCAGCCTTCAAAGCGCCAACTGTTTGCAACTCAAAGTCACCAGCCTGATTGTTGGCCGCAGCCGTCCAAACCGTGTTGTTTTCCTGATCGCACCACTTCACCATCCGAGGGTTGCCACCAGCGCCCAAAGCAAATATGAAACGTTCGGCAGTAGACAGCAAGGCTGCGCAACCTGTTGGCGCATTGGTGATGGCCGCCGCCAAGGTTGGCGTAGAGAAGCCCAATTGCCACTCATACAGCTTGCCATCGGCGTCAGAACAGGCCACCAAGTATTCGCCCCATGTGTCAAGGCTCCATGTGGTGGCCGGTGTCACAGTGCCGTTATCGGGACGCGCAATGCCATAGGCATATGAGCCATAGGGTCCATATCCAAAGCCAGTCTTGGTGGCTGCGTCAGCAATGCCAACAGTCAACCCTGTTGGCGTGATGTCCTTCAGAGTCCCCGCCTCGTTCATGGCGTAGAGTTTGGATTGAGTGCCAGCAGCGATCCAACGATCCCCGCTGTTATCCCGCCAAGTTAAAAGGCCACGACACTTGCCTGTCATTTGACTGGCAGACTTTTGCCGCCACCCGCCAATCGGGCGCAGGGTATTCTCAAACCAGCGTACAAGGTTGGCGGCAAACCACCGCCCAGCAGACTGATACTCAGTGCCGTTGCGGTACACGCCTGGTGGGATTTTTAAGGGTACGAATGCCATGGCTTAATTATGCGGTTTCTGTGGACAAATTGGACACAAAGCTCAAAGTGGCAATGACTGATGGGACGGCTGGCCTTGTCGGTGTTGAGGCCGCCGCATAGTGCTCCAAGCTGACACCGACATCTGATGGCCGCCACATGATTTGCACATAGTCGGTGGACGCCAAGCTCATAAAGAAGTTCATCGCGGCAATGATGTGGGACGGGTCGCCAGATGACTTTCTTGGCGGCATACCAAATTTAGAGTTTGAATTGGCAATGTCAGTGCCGTTCTTTCTAAACCAGACATCAACGTCTTGCGTGTCATTGGTGGTGTTCTTAAACTGGATGCTGAATTGCAAGTCATAGATGCCAGACTGCGCCACATTCAGTCTTGACGAATCTGACAAGGTGACGCCATTGCTGAAGTCGGTGGTGTCAAAGGTGATGGCGTAGGCCGTGGTGGTGTTGGCCGCCGTCTGGTCTGTGGAGTCCTGAAACGCGCCGTAGGGTAGGTTTAGAAACTTACCACCCCTTGGGCCAAGCAACGCGCCAAACAGGTTGCGCAGCTTGTTAAAGTAGACATTGAGGCCGCCATTGGTCTGTCTGAAATAGCTTTCGCTGTAAAGCACATCAGGCGTCCCCAAGTTGGGTGGCGCCGGTGTGTCGAGCTGCTGAGTCAGATTGGTTGCCATGACCTAAATTATGCGACTAGACCTGGCAAATATTGCGTCTTACCGGCAACCTTGGTGGCCGTCAGTGATTGACCTTTAAGATTTGATGGCGAGAATGAGCAATGCACCCACCCCGCATTTGGATCATCCCCGCCTGGAACCCAAAATTCCAAGATCAATTGCGTGTATTTCAGATTACTTTCAATCCACTCTGCCAGCTCTGGATTGGGAACGCCATCAATTTCAAAATCGCAGGCTTGGCCTTTGCAATGGTCTGAGGTTGCCGAGCCTCCTGTAGCTTGATTCAAGGCAGAACACCTAAATCCAGATGAGATCTTGACAGGCTTGCCAAAGTGATCTCGGACAGGTTGCAATATGTTTTCGCAGAGCAAACGCAGTGACTCAATCTGCTCTTCGTTTGGCGTGTTGTCAATGTCTAGGCGTGTTGCAGTCTCTGACTTAATTAGCTCTGAGAGTTTGAAGTTTTTTGACAGATTCATTTGATACCTTTCTGTGATTCAATAGCTTGGTTGTACAAATCGATGCAAGCATTGAGCTTGGTGATGGCGCGGTCACCCTCCTCTGCTATTGCGAAAAGAGTTTTTCCAACTTCTGGACTAAGTTCGGCTGATGCTTCTCCTCCACCACCTCCTGTGGGAGTGGCGGGATCTGCGGTGGGCTGTACGGGGCAGGACGTTTTGACAGGAACCCGCAGCTTGAGATCGCCACTGTCAATAGCAGCATCGCGCTGTTTTGTAGCCATCTTTGCTTTTTCATTCGATACCCTCAGTGCATTTGCGGTTGTTGTTACAGCGTCAGCCAAAGCCTTTTCCTTGGCCCTGGCCTCGGTGTTGAGCCGATCCACCTCGGCCTGCTGGGCCTCTTGCTCATAGTGCTTGCCGGTGCAATATCCACCGCCAAACACAAGCACCAGCACCAGCAGACCGCCAAGAAGATCCTTCATGGCTTTGGCGGCTCATCGTTGTCGTTGTCAATGTTCTCTGCCTTGGCGGTGGCTGTCGCCACAGCAGCCGACACGGCCTTGCGGCCAGCCACACCGCCCAAGACGCCAGTGCAAAGCAGCATGATGTCGTTGATCATCTTGGTGTAAACCTTGTCGATTGGCGCCATAGATGACATTGGCTGGGTCACGAACGTCACAGAATAGATGAAACTGAAACATGAACCCAACAAGATGACAGAGATCACGAAGATCACCCAAGCCCACACGCGAGCCTCAATCTCCTCTGGAGACAGACGATTATTTGGTTTATATCCAACTGTAGCCATCACTTCTTCTCCTGTTCGGGTTTGATTAACTGGTCGGGGCATGTAGCCGTTGCTGTGCAGATTGGCGGCTTGCACTCGGCAAGTTCCCAATTCTTTGGGTCTTGGCAAGGGTATCTGAACCTGTCCTGACAACCAGCCAACAAGCCGCAGAGGATGCCAACGCAAACAGTCAGCGCCAGCAGTGAAAGTTCATGTTTTGTCATTTTTGCGTCTCTCCTGTTCCAGTTGTCTTCTTAACCGTTCTACCTTTTCCACCTCTTGTTTCACCTGATGCTTCACCTCCAAGATGTCGAGATAAAGCATTGCACCCAAGGGGAGCAGGGCCGCGATCAGAATACAGCAAAATATCCAGCCCACTATTTCTTCCCCCACTGACTTACGAACAGGAACCACAGCCAAAGGTACAGGAGGAATATAGAAGTCGCCACCACTGCTGCCAGTTTTGCTTGCAGGTTTCTTTCCTC